AATCAAACATTATTAATGAAAAGACCTTGTTATATAAGGCTCCATTTCATAATGTGTATGAAAGTGGTGTTGTATGTATGGGAAGTGCTAAAGTTTCCAAGTCTACAGATGTTGAAACATTAATGAAGAGTTATGAAGATGCTTTCTTCCAATCTAAATTTAGTCATTTACATGGAGAGGGTAGCCCTATAAAGGGAAATCTAACCACATACATCAAAAAACAAATTAAAAGCAAGAAACCCTTTGATAAGAGCGTATTGCGAAGTACTAATCAAGTTATAAAAGATATATTATGAGTAAAATAAAATATACAATAGAAATAGCAATCACTTGTGAAGATGTTTTAATTGATGATGTAGGTTTTGAAATGTCATTAAATGAAGTTGTTAAAAAACTCAAAGAAGGTTATCATCAAGGAGTAGATTCTAACGAAGATGAAGAGTATTCATTTGCAATAGTAAAAAGAGAAAACTTATGAAAGTACATTATGCACCACAATATTTTATGGAGCCTACACACCCAATTACTGTAACGGTAGTTGGTGTTGGAGGTAATGGAACGCAAGTCTTAAACGACTTAGCAAAAATACATTGTAGTCTTATTGAATTAGGACATCCCGGTTTACACGTTCAAGCTATTGATGATGATAAAGTTGATGCTCCAAATATTGGTAGACAAAAGTTCTCTCCTGCAGATTTAGGAGATTATAAAGCATCAGTAATAATAACTAGACTTAATAGATTTTATGGACTTGATTGGGTAGCAATACCTGAAAGATTTAGTAATAAATGGAAAGGAACTAATATTATTATATCAGCTGTAGATAATGTTAAAACTCGTAAAGAAATACATAGTCAATATATAATTAAATCTGAAAGAACTGATTACAATAAATCTTTCTATTGGTTAGATTTTGGTAATGGTAAAGATTTTGGTCAGTTTGTTTTGGCTTCTGCTTTAATAGAACAGCCAAAAACTAAACACGAATCAATATCTATATTAAAAAATGTCTTTGATTTATTTCCTGATATGGATAAAAATGAGGATATTAGTAGTCCAAGTTGTAGTACCAGGGAAGCACTATTAAAGCAAGATTTATTTATTAATTCAGTTTTAGTTAGTACAGGTATGAATCTTATTTGGGATTTATTAACTAAATATATTATCACACATCAAGGAGGATTTGTCAATCTTAAAACGTGTAACACTAAACCTATTAAATTATGATTTATCCAATAAAAATATTAAAAACAAATTATGATGAATTGCAAAGAGATATTAATAGAGTAGTTAGAATATCTAGTAAATATGAATCTATGTGTCAAGACAATAGAATTGCATTAAAAACTTTATATAAAAGACAAATAGATTTAGTTGATGCTATTAATACATTAAAATCAATAATTGAAACAGATGATTTATTGAAAAAAATTAAATAATTATTAAAGCCATAAGGAACACTTGTTCTTTGTGGCTTTTTGAATTTAAAAATTATAAACTATGGCAACAGATTTAAGATGTCCTAATTGTATTGACAATTTAGGAAAAGATAAAGAAAACCCAAGGTTAGCTTATTGCGGAACTTGTGGAGAAGAAGATATTAAAAACCCTTACGGATATGACGAAGAAGAAGAAGATTAAAATAGACGTATATCAACAACTAACTGATAAGATTGTCAGTAAATTAGAACAAGGGGAAATCCCTTGGAAAAAACCTTGGAAATCCGTACAGTTCGGTTATCCTCAAAATTTTATAAGTAAAAAAATCTACAAAGGATCTAACTTCTTTCAAGCAATGTTTGAAGATAGAGCCACACCTTATTGGCTAACTTATAAACAAGCTAAAGATTTAGGTGGACAAGTAAAGAAAGGAGAGAAAGGTGTTCCAATAGTTTATTTCTCATTTATTGAGAAAGAAATTGAAGGTAAAGAGATTCGTTATCCAATGATACAAAAATCTACTGTATTTAATTTAGAACAAATTGAGGGTGTCGAGAATCCATTTGAGGAAGAAAAGAAAAAGTTTGAAGAAGAAAACCTTACGGTATTCAATCCTATTGAGAGTTGTGATGAACTACTATCTACATTTGTAAATAAAGTAGCACCATATTCTCACAACAATGGACAAAGAGCTTTTTATAGACCTGGAGCAGATACTATTACTATGCCTAATAAAGAGTTTTTCCATAAGCCCGAAGGGTATTATTGTACGTTATTTCACGAAATGGCTCATTCTACAGGACATTCTGATAGATTAGACAGAAATGGAATAATTGGACATCATAAGTTTGGAAGTAAAGGATATGCTCGTGAAGAATTAGTAGCAGAACTTACCTCAGCTTTTCTATGTAGTAAAGCAGGAATTGAGAATGATGTTGTAGATAATAATGCGGCATACATTAGTAATTGGCTTGGAGCATTAAAGAATGATAAAATGATAGTGTATGATGCAATGAAAGATGCATTTAAAGCTATTGAGTATTTAGGAATCTTAAACGAAGCAGCATAATGGAAGTAAAATTAGTAGGACAGAGAATTAAGAACATAAGAACCTCAACTAATGCGGAGAGGATAAGAGAAAATTGGGAAGAACATTTCCAAGTTATTGTTTTAGAGAATGGCAACAAACTTTATCCCTCTCGAGATTATGAGGGTAATGGTAGTGGAGCTTTATTTGGTAAAACTAAATCAGGTAAACAATTTGCCTTATGAGTTATACAGTTAAAACAACAAAGAAAGCATACGTTAATTACCTTAATGATGTATCACTACCCGAACAAGGTAGCGAAGAATGGATAATTGGAGGAACTATAAGAATGTATTATATGTGGAAACAAGATTATGGTGAAGCATTAAGAAAGTACGATCCAATAGCATTTGAAGTTGGTTACAAAGAATGGGTAAGAGAAAATGAATAATAAAACTAAAGAGTTGCGAGGAACAAATGTTCTTCGTGGCTCTTTGAATTAAAATTATAAATTTATGGATATTAAAGGATTACAATATGATTTAATGAGTAAAAGTGAATTTATCGGACAATCTAATGTCGATATTGAAGAAATTGTTTTAGCAACATTTGTAAACTATCCAGAATCTTATTTTAAAGTTGCAGACCAGTTAACGATTAATGAATTTTCTGTAATAGAAAATAAATATATTTATCAAGCTGTTAAAGAACTATCTGAAGTTTCTAAAATAGATATTGCTACAGTTACAGATAAGCTTATACAAAAGAAGTATGTAGATATTATGATGAATGTAAAAAAAGGCTTTGACCTTATTGTTCATTTAAATGGTATGTGCGAAAGAATTGAATCTGATAATCATTTACTACAACATGTAGAAATTTTAAATGGTTACGCAAAAAGAAGAGCATTAGTAACATTAGCAGATGATATTAATAAAGATTGTAACGAAATGGTTGACCCTCAAGAGGTAGTCAATAAAATAAGTACAGCTGTTGTTGATATTCAAGAAATGGGAGATGTTGAAGAGTTTGATATAAATAGAGCAAATAGAGCTGTTTATGCAAGTTTAGAACCTAAAAAGAAAGGTGATGTATTAGTAAAATCACATATACAAGTAGTAGATGGTTTTATTTATTGTTTTGAACCTACAGAGTTAATTATTATAGCAGCAGCACCATCAATGGGTAAAACTGCATTAGCTCTTGAAATATTTAAAAATCAAATTGTTCACGATACAGAAGTGGCTATTTTTTCTTTAGAAATGGGTGAAACTCAGTTACTTAACAGAATGTATGCTGTTGAAGCAGATATTGATTTAAGTAAAATAAGACAAAGATTAGTATCTTTAGATGAAAGAACTAGACTAAACAAAGTTATTGGTGCGTTTGAAGATAAGAAATTTTGGATTGATGATCGTTCAAGAAAATTATCTCATATATCTAATAGAATTAGAAAGTTTGTAATCAGACATAAAGTTAAACTTATTATGATTGATTACTTACAGCTAATAACTTGTGATATGGGTAGGCCATCTAATAGAGAGAATGAAGTTGCTATTATTTCAAGGGAATTTAAAAACCTTGCATTAGAATTAAAGATACCAATTATAGCATTATCTCAAATTAATAGAGCTATCCATCAAAGGTCAAATAAAAGACCAACATTGGGCGATTTAAGAGAATCAGGAGCTATTGAGCAAGATGCTGATATGGTATGTTTTGTACATAGACCAGCATATTTTAATATTGAAGGTGGAATACCTGAAACTGAATATGCAGAATTGATATTTGCAAAAGGTAGGTCTACAGGTATGGGAATGGTAGAAATTGCGTTTCAATCAAGTAGAGCTAAGTTTATGAGTAATAGTTATGAAGAAATGAAACTTTTAAAGCATTCGCAATTAGGAGATTTATCACCAAATAATGATTTTACATAATGAAAAAAAAATATAAGCATAGAAAGATAATAAATAGGATTTCAGAAGAGAAAAACTTAGACCCTAAATTAGTACATCTTATTATTAATAAGTTCTATTTAGGAATGAGAAAACTTATGTTAAAAAACGAAGAAATCAATATTAAAGGATTTTTTATTGTTAAATTATCAAAAGAAAGTAAAATAAAAATAAAAAAACTTGGGAAGAACATAAACCTAAGAAAAAGAAAAGACCAAAAATATACATATGAAAAGAAAAAGAAAAAACAATAGCTTTTCTTGTGTATTTTTTGTACATTTACGTTATTATGAAAGGACTTGAAAACAGATTAATAGTTATCCCAAAAGGAACTTTCAAGAATAGCAATCTTGCAAGTTTTGTTAAATACATAATGGATATAAATAAAATAATGAAATGTATCGACAATGATACGATAGTCAAGAATACTTGCGAGCAAGTAATACTCAAAAACAATAGAATAAAGCAATTTAATAGTGTATCTGATATTGAATTTCATGCTGATTATCTTAGCGCAATTGAAAGTAACGGCACTAATTTTCTAATCTTTAAAAACTAAACAAATGAAACCAAACATTTTTATAGTCGGACCATCAGGTTCGGGTAAATCAACATCTCTAAGAAATCTTAATCCAGAAACAACTATCATTTTAAACACAGAACAAAAAGCCTTACCATTTAGGGAAGGGAGAAAATTTAAAATGAATGTTCCTGTTGCTGATATGAAAACATTTCACTTAGCATTTGACAAAGCATTGATATCTAAAACAGCTAAAACAATAGTGATTGAATCATTTACATCTTTAGTTGAACATCAGTATATTAAATCAAAAGCATCATATCAAAATCATAGTATATGGAGTGATTATAAAGATGAAATACAGAGAGTCCTTAATCTTTCTAAAGGAACTGATAAGTATATCGTATTCTTAGGATTAGATGCAGTACTTGAAAGTGCTAATGGAGTTGAAGAAAGATACATCTTTGTTCAAGGCTCGTTAAAGAAACAAGTAGAAAAAGAGTTTGTAATGGTATTATATACCGATATGATTACAAATGAAGGAAAATCAGAATATCAGTTTGTTACTAATAAACAAGAAGGATATGAGCATACAGGTATTAAATCTCCTATGGATATGTTACCACTAAGAATGCCTAATGACATTGCAGAAGTGATTAAGCATATTGAGGCGTACTATTCTGATGATGAATTAGAAGATTCCATAAAGGAAGAAATTAAAAAAGATGAAGCTGCAGTAGCTGAAGTATTTGATAAAGAAAATAACTAATATTAATATTTAAAAAAGAAAATTATGAATTTTGATGATGAAATGAAAGATGTACAAAAAGCCGAATTAGGTGGAAATTACATTAAAACAGGTTGTGTTGAAATAGTAACTTTAAAAAGTTATAAGATGTCTCCAACAGATGCATCTTTTACCGGATGTCCTTATATTGAAGTAACATTTGAAACACTTGGTGATGAAAAAGGAGATAATAAAAATATAAATTCTTCTCGTTTATATAGAGTTAGATCAACAGACGGAGAAAACTCAAAAGAATGGAAATTAAAGAGAATTAAAGAGCTATTTGCTAATGCTGGAGCTGATTGGTCTTTAGGTGGAGAAGCCACTATAAAATCAGCTATGGGAAAGAAAGTTAAAGCTTTATTTAAAGAGGTTGAATATATTGGTATAAATGCCAATTTAAACAATAAGCCTGAAATAAAAACAAAAGTAGAATACTCTTTTTCAGCTAAGTCAGATGATGTTATTAAAGGAAATCAGTCTTATTTAAGAAGCAATTTAAATGAAACTGATCAAGCTAAATTAGCTGCAGAATTAGAAAAGTGGAATAGAGATAATCCAGTAGGAGGGGATAACACTCCTATTGTTTTAGCAGAACCTGTTTCCGTTACAAAAGATGGTGCTGTAGATGATTTACCATTTTAAAAAGAATACAGAGGGCCTTTATGGCTCTCTGTAATTTTAAATAACAGCTTATGACTGATGAAGTAAATATGAACAACGTGGTACGAAATATTACTCAAGTAGTTGAGGATTTTAATTCGACTAATGACCATCATCCTGAAGGACTATTGATAATGGGAAATACTCTTACATCAAATATGTTTTTTCTTGAAAAATATAGAAATAATGCACATACAGCTTACGAGGCTACGATTTATTCTTTAAGGAATCAAGGAGAAAAAGTTAATGCAGCAACAAATACAGCCAATGTAAAGCATCCAGAATTATATATGTTAAGGAGGCTTATAGAAGCATCTGAACGTGTACATATTCAAATCAGTGTACAACTAAAGTGGTTGCATGCAGAATTATTATCTGGAGGAACTATAAATGGATGAAACAATAGAAGATATTGTAGAATCAGGGTGTCTTGAAATAGAGCTTTTATTTATAGAGTTTGAATACAAAATGAATCAATTATTTATTAAAAAAGAAAAAGATAATGAAAAAGATAGATAAAGCTGTAAGACCTTTGTTTAAGCAATTTACAAAAGAAAATATTATTGGAAAAATCAAATTTAAGTTTGCTATGGGTGGAAATTTAGAACCAATAGAGCCTGAAATAATTAAATGTGTTAAAGATATTGGTTTTAAAGAAGAATTTATAGTTCAGAAAGTATCTGTAATTCACGATGATGATAATTTTAGCAGAGTTTTTATTGAATGTTATGATGCTAATAATATTATGCTTTCTCTTGAAAATTTAGAAAAAAGAGAATTAGTACAATCTAATCCTGAAGTTTTAAAGAGTGCTTTAAACAAGGCAATTATGATGCTTGAAGATTATAATAATATGTATGGTGATCAGATAAATAAAACTGATGAAATTAATGATTTAGATGAAATTTTAAATTTACATTAAAAAAATAGAGAGTCCTTTGTGGCTCTCTGTTTAATTTAAAATATATATTATGAGTGATTTAAAAACGATTAAAGTAACAATGAATTGGGATAATTGGAAACAAGTTGTTCTTAAAGTTCCTGCAGAATGGGCTAAAGGCAAAATTAATAGTGTACTTGAAAAGAAGTATGGTACACATGATATTAAGAATTGGGTGGAGGTAGAAGAATGAAAAATAACTTTGACAGTAATGAGGAATTGTATTTCTCCTGGTATTTAGATGAATTAAAAGCTAAAGGATATATTAATAATTGGAATCGTAATGAAACTTCATACCAATTAACAGATGGCCTTATACATAAGTATATTAAGCCAATGAAAAAGGTTGAAGATAAGCAGTTAGAACAAGCTATTTTAAAGCCTAGTGTTTACACTCCTGACTTTACTATTTATTGGAAACCAAAAGCTATTGGAATATTCGTATCTAAATTAAATGACACTAAGGGGAAGATTACTACTCCATTTATATGTCAATTACCAGAGTTAATATCTATAGTAGAAACTAAAGGTGCATTTGATATGGGAAATATGACAAGACTAGCCAATAACAATATCAAATTTGTTTATGAGAAATACAAAGTATTAATCACTATGGTAAAAGTTCCTGCTATATTCAACAAAACATTTACTCCTGAAAGGTACTATATGACCGACAAAACTTTTAAACCACGTAAACTTAAATACAAAAATGTCAAAACTTTACGAGAATTTATTATATCGATACAAAAATAGAAGTTATTGGATAGATGATTATGGTGTTAAAGGTGTTATTTTATTTAATGAGAAACCTTTTGATATAAAAACATTTTTAGTTAAATACAAGTACTCCAAACTGTCTTTAATAGATGGTAAGTACAAGTTTAACTTAATAGAATTTGTCACCTATGCTTTAACAAGAGGTTATGATTGGAAACTATACGGAGAACCGGAATGGAAAGCAATCGAACCAAAAAAGAAAAAGAAATTTATGAAACCTAAAAAACGATAATTATGAATCAAATGGTACCAAGTGATGAAGCAAAAGACTTCATGAAAATGCAAGAAACATATGATAAGAACGATAGCAGTATTATTGATCAAAATGATGATTGGTATTATGCTGATAAAAAGTTTGTATCAAACAGTCAATTAGGACAATTATTAAGAGGTGGTCCACAAACCTTAAAAGCATATTACGAAAGAGGACAAAAAGATACTCCAGCATTTGTGTTTGGAAGAGCTGCACATTGTTTATTATTAGAAGCAGAATCATTTGATTCTAGATATTATTCAATAGATGATGAAGATATATGCTTAGAAATAGGTGGTGCAAGACCAAAAACTACCAAAAAGTATAAAGAATGGCTAGAGCCTATCTTAGAAGATAACAAGCATAGAGATTTGTTATCAGGAGATGATATGCAAACTCTTCAAGATATGGTTGATAAAGCTATGAGTTATCCACAAGTTAAAGATTTAATTAATTCAGCTAAGAAGCGAGAAGTGATTTATCAAAAGACTTTACTTGGAGTACCTTGTAAGATTAAAGTAGATGCAATCAATACTGGAAACTTCATACTTGATTATAAAACAAGTAAAGATCCTGCAACATTATTTAACTTTGCAAAAACTGTTCGTAACTATCATTACGATAGGCAAGGAGCATTTTATAGTGATGTAGCTGGAGTAAATAGCTTTTGGTTTTTAGTTCAAGAAAAGACTTACCCTTATACGGTGTGTTTAGCTGAACTATCTCCTGATTCATTAGAGGAAGGAAGAAAAAAGTATCAACTAGGCTTAGAGATGTATAAGAATCATTTTATAGACAATCCTACAAAGATTGATAGTTACCTAGAAATGGGAAGTGTATGATAACTTAGAGTCCTTCGGGGCTCTTTGTTATTTAAAACTATAGATATGAATAAACCAATAGGATGTAGATCATTTCACCTTACAAAGCAAATAGGTAAACTAAATATCTGTATGTATTGTGGAGTAGAAGTTATAAAAAATGAAATGACAGAAGTATTTTTAACAATGCAAAGAACCATTGATGGTTTAAAATGTAGTGCTTACTATATAGATACTCAAGGTTATAAGATAATATTTGAAACACGTACTGCGGGTTCATCTTGGTCTATAAGAAAAAGCATAAAAAGTCATTTTGACTTTGAAAAAAAAGATTATGTAATCAAAAAAGAGCAATCCAATTAAGGGTTGCTCTTTTTCTTTTGACTTACACCAGGGAAGGTAGAAGTTATATTTTTAATTCTCTTGTATTTCTTTTATGTTAGCCTTAAAATCAGCATAACTACAATTAACGTGTATCGCTTTGACAGAACCTACTAGATAAACCATTGTTTGTAATCTAGGATTATCATTCATTTCTTTAGTACTCTGAATAAAAGGCCTGTAATAACTAATGTTTGTAAGATTAAATGTAAATGGATTTACTTCTCCATTATAACCTATCGTATCTATTTCAAATTCCTTATAACCCATATCATTTACTTTAACAATAACACACCAACAATCCCAACAGCAACACCACCAAACCCAAAAATCTTAGTGTTTAGTTGAGCTTTTTTCAAATGTAAATTAATTTTTTGGTTTTCATCCTCTAATTTAGAAATAGTTTCAGAATTGTCTTGTTCAATAACATTCATATTCTGAGTAATCTTCTTGAAATTAACCAACTGTAATGATAAATTAGAAACTAAACTGTCTTTTTTTGAATTATTAACAAGACAAGTAAGACACTTTTTATCCATGTCTTCAGTATAATGTATTAAAGAGTCGTTATTTAAACAACTCTGTGCGTAAACTGTCTCTGTAAGCCCTGCTGCTATTATAAACAATGTTGCTATCAGCACTAATACTTTTTGAAATTCTTTCATTATCCTTTTCTATTATTTGATTTTCTATTTGTAAAGCCTTAATCTGCTCTTTTAGTTTGTTATGCTTAAGTATAAGTTCAACAGCTTCTAAACTATATGTTTTTTCTAAAGGGAAAAAAGATTCTTTTATGTTAGAAAAAATACTTGAAACAGAGCCTAAAGAAAATAAGCCTGCAAATACCCACATTATTATTTTGCTACTTATCGGCATCTTTTTTCTTGCTAAATAAGCCACCTATAATTCTTAAACCAAGTAAAGTTGTTCCAGATATTAACATTGAGTTAAATAAACTAACATCAATAGTGTACCAAGCAAACCCTGCAACGATATATGAAATACAGACAAGCGACATAATGATAAATCCCCAAAGTTTCTTTGAAGAAAATTTACCACGTCTGCTCTC